GCGATGATGCCGTTGCGAATATCGTCGATGATCGGCGCGAGTTCTGGCCGGCTCGAGAGCCGGATCACGCCGATGACGGAGTCGCCCTCGACGCGCACCGCATCGAGCGTGCCGAGCACGGCGTCGATGCCGCCCTGGTTGTGCGCGTCGAGGACAGAGGCGCCGCGCGAGCCCTGGAGGTCGAGCCCGGCGACGTCGAGGATCTCGAGGTAGGGGCCGCGTTGATCCTGCCGACGCACCGGCGTTGCGGTCGCCAGCACCGCCTCGACGGTGTTGCTCTCGCGGTCGAATGTGGTCGGGCGCGGAATGGCGTCGCGCCGTTCCAGGGTGAGTGCGCTCTCGCGCAACAGCAGCTTGCTATGCAGCATTGGCGTCTCCAACAAGGGATAGGCGCGGCGGCGCGACCGCCGGGCGATAGGTGTCGGCGGCGAGTTCGGCGTCGACGTCAGCGACGTCTCTGCCTCTCGCCGCGATGATCTCGGCGCGACTACGCAAGCCGGCCTGCAGCAGCGCAATGTCGGCCTGCGCTTCTCTATAAGGATCTAACGACGCAAAGCCGGGCCACATCACGCTCGTGGCGAAATAGCTCTCGGCGTTGCGCTCGAAGTCGGATGCGTAGAGCCGGCCACTGAGCACCTCGAGCGTGGTTAGCCGGCGCCAGATCGGCTGCAACACTCTCGCATTGAGGATCGAGGTGCGGATTGCGGTGATGCGGCGTTTGAAGGCCTCGAGGCCGAGCTTGGCGCTCGAGTAATTCACTTGGCTCAGATCGCCGGCGAGCAATTCGTAAGGAAGCCCAACAGCGGCGCCGATCTGGCGCAGCAGATAGCGCAGCACGTCGGGCGCGTCGGCGAAGTCCGGCATGGCCGGGAAACTCACCGTCGCCGCCGGCGGCAGGATGCGCATGGTGCCGGGCTCGAGACTGAGTTGCTGCGGATCGACCGCGCCGGCACCGAATCCGCTCGTCCCTTCGGGATCGGTGATGAAGCCGCCGAATAATGCCGCCGTGTTGGCTCTTGCGATCAGCGCGTCCTGCAGGCGATCGAGCTCGAGGAGCAACGTCGCCACTGGTGCGAGCCACGACAGGCCGCGCACCTGGCCGACGACGTCCTGGCGGAAGATATGGATCACGTCTTCGGCGGGCAGGCGCACCGGGAACGGCTGCATGCTGACGACGAGGTCGGGTTGCTGCGGATAAACATGATACGCGATGCGCCGGCCATCGGCCGAGAACTCGACGCCGGCAAGGATGCGATCCATATTCTCGAGCTCGCGCGTGCGCGCTGGATCGAGTTGCTCGGGCGAGAGCAGGCGCAGGCGTAGCTCGCCGCGTTGCGTCGTCACGAAGTGCAACAGCCCTTCGCCGTTGGTGACCATCGAGCGCGTGAGCCCGCTGAGCATGCCGCCGAGATCGGCAACGCCTTCCTGGTCGCACGCGGAATAGAAGCGGCCCCAGGCGCCTTCGAGTGCGCGGCGCACGGCGGCGTCGGGATGACCGGAGCGGACGCTCGGGCCGTCGCCGACGATCGAGGTTGTCCACACGTCAGCGATCGAGGCCGCAGATGGTGAGTTGGCGACGAGATAATTGCTGCGGCTGGCGAGCTGATGCCGAGCAAATAACTGCTGCCGCGCCGGCGCCCACATCGACGCCCATTGCGGCCAGCGCGGACCGCCCGAGGCCGTGTCGTACGAGCGAGCAAACAAACGGGCGATGCGCTGGCGTAACTTCATTGCGGCAGCCCCGTGAGGCTGATGCGCACCTTGGTCTCGCCGAGCGACGCGGCGAGCCGGCCGAGCCACTGCGCGGACACGCCGAGCGGCACGCCCAAGGTGCGGGCGATCTCGCCGGCATTGATGGGCTTATTCAGTGCCAGTGCGACGCGGACGTCCGCCTCGGCCTTTCGGGCGCGGCGCTTGAAGCCGGGCCGGTGCTCATAGTCCTCGAGCTTCATGCGGTGCCCCTCTCGCCGATGATGGTGTGATCGAGCGGAATACCGAGCCGCTCGAGCAAGGCCACAGCTAGGTGGAGCGGCAACTGCAGCTCGGCGGCGACATCACGCGCCAGCACCGGCTTGCCGCTTTCCAGGGTGGCACAGATGCGCAGCTTGAGCCGCTCGGCGCGCTCGTTGAACTCCGCCGATTGCATGTAGACGGCGAGCTCCGTGCTCTCGACGACGCCGCAGCGACAGGCCGAGACGGCGACATTGGCCTCGAATATGCCAACGGCGCTATAGCGCGCGACCTCGCTCAATGAAGAGTGCATGAGATCGCCTCGATGGCGCGGCGCTGCGCCGCGTTCGGGCGCGGCGGCCACTTAGGGTGCAGCGGATCAAACTTCTTGATCGCGTCGCGCCACTGTCTGAACTCGGCGAGCCAGGCGACCAAGTTCGGATCGTCCGGCGGCAGGATGACGCTGCCGGTCCTCAGGTCGAGCCCATGCTTGGCGGCACGCTTGTCGATGTTGTCCAGAATGTCCGCGACATTGACGCACACCAAGGTGCGCAGCGGTGATTTCTTCCATTCGTCGCGGACATAATCGGCGAGGGTGTCGGCGCGGCCGGGAGCGACCCACCATTGGCCATCCTCGCGCTCGGCGAGGGCGAACACGATCGGCTGGCGATGATGCTCGACCCAGGCGACCGCCTCGGCCCACTCCGGCCAGAAGTTGCGGGTGAAGGCCGCCGCCCGATTGCGGTGCTGCTCGCCGGTCCGCGGCAGTTGATCGGCAAGACTGTCGCGCACCAAACAGGCGACGGCGTCAAGCACCAGCGGGCGGTTCTCGAGCACCGGCGCCTCGCAGCCGAAGGCGGCGACGCCCTGGCCGCGGAACTTATCCTGGCGGTACACCAGGGAGCTGATGTCGGTGAGCTGGAGCAGCTCGCGCTGGCTGCAGGTGAGGATGGCCATTGCCAGGTCCTCCGCTGTTACTGGCCCGTAACTACCACGGCGGCGTGCCAGTTACAACGGCGTAACGGGCCAGAACTGGCTATGGGCTCGGTTTGAGGGATTACCGGCAGCGAGGGACCGGCCCGGTGGAAGGCGCACCGGCGGCCCTCCTATTGGCTCGGCTATCGGTCCATCCACTGGCTTCGGATCACCGGCGGAGGCGCCTTCGGCAGTGTCGGCGCCCGCAGCGCGTCCTCCCTCGCCGAGAAGGCGGCGGCGTTGAGCGTCAATGCGGCGCGTGCCGCCAAGCCATAGGTCATGCAGTCGAGCGCCTCGGCCCTGGCGCCGGGCTTTCTCTCGAACCGGGCGACCGGCCGGCCGCGGGCCATGCGGACGATGCGGCGCTCGGATGCGAGCTGCTCGAAATAGGTCTCGGTCAGCGCGTGCGAGAACCGGATCGAGCGGCCGCGGGCCAGGCGGGCAATGATCTGCGCCTTTATGGCGTCGACGCCGACGATGAATAGCCGGCCCTTCTTGGTCTTCGCCGGCGCGATCATCGGGCGAGCGAAGCCGGCGGCACCCTTGCCGGCGAGGACACGGCGCGAGAGCCGCGCATTGCTGAACTTGAGAATGGCGTCGTAGTGGCCGCCGTCGCCGGCGTCGATCACCGCGGCGTCGACCTTGAGGGCGCCGCCGAGCGGATGGGGCCAGCGAGCTTTGAGCAGGTCGTCGAGCGCGGCGAGCGTGTCGTCGTCGAGCGGCGAGCCCCACACGGTTACATGCGCGAGCACGAACACCGTGCCGTCCTTGCCGTGGCCGAAGATCGAGCACTCGATCCGATCGTCCTGGCAGTCGGCGCCCACCGTCACCGCGAGGACATCGGCCGGCACATGATCGAGGTCGAAGCCCTCGACGCGGCCGGCGAGCGCGGCGAGATCAACCTCGTCGCCTTCCTCCGTCCACGGTCGGCCGAGGATCGTGTTGTGAAAGACGCGCAACGTATCGGTGTCGTCCTTGGCGCGCTCGTACTCGGCCGCGAGTTTGCCCCACGCCGCATTGGACAGCGTCGACGCCAGCGCGTTGACGCGGAATCCGGCATGGCCCTTCACGTTTGGCGCCGTCATACGCCAGCGGCCACGCCCGATCATGGCCGATTTGCGCGTCTCGTCGACGAGCGCCTCGCAATGCGGGCAGCGCCAGGCGGCAAGTTCTGGGCGGCCGGACGGCCATTCGATCGCTTCCCATGTGATCTCGGCGAACGCGCCGCACTCCGGGCATGGCAGCTCGAAGATGCGTTGATCGCTCTGCCGATAGAGTCGGGTGATCGCGCTTGTCGATTCATCCAATGGCGTGCCGCCGGCGATGATCTTGCGGTCGGCGAATGACAGCGTGCGGCGCTCGGCCAAGGTGATCGCGTCGCCCTCGGCGCTCGCCTCGATCGCGTCGCTCTCGTCGACGAGCAGGATGCGCGCGGTGTGGCGTCTCAGATTGCGCGGCGCCTTGCCGGCCACGACCTTAAGATCGCCGCCGCGGAATAACCTATGCGTGAGCGTGTTGCGGTTGATGCGATCGCCGCCGGCTTTCGGGCCCGAGAGCTTCTTGCGCAGCCGCGGCGAGCTCTCAAAGATGCGCTCGACCTCGCTCACAACATAGTCGCGGCAGTCGTCTTGCGTCGGCAGCAGCACCAGCACCGGACACGGATCAGTCAGAACGTGATAGCCGATCGCCGCGGTGAGCACGGTCGAGAAACCGATGCGCGCGCTCTTGAGCACGCTCACGCGCTCGATCGCCGGGTCGCCGATGGCGTCGGCAATGGCCCGCATCGGCGGCGCCAGCCGAATCGGCCCCGGCGCCGCGACGACGTCGGGCAACACGATCGTGCGCTCGATCCAACGTGAGAGCCCTTGCGATTTGGCTGCGCGCGGCATGATGCTGTCCTACCACGCCACAGGGAGGCGAGCATGGCGCAGCACCGCATCGGCAAGAGTTTGCCGTACTTGTGCTGCTGCTCGCGTTCGACGTTAAGGTCTTGGTCATACCCATCGCAAGAGTGAGCAGGAGCGCCGCGAGCTCGAGCAGATGAGGGACGCGATCGCGCGCTACGATGGGCCGGCGACGCATTGCCCGCCGGGCGCCGCACGCGGCCACGAGGTCAAGGTGCAGTGCTACCTACCGGCGCATGAAAAGCCATGCGAGCGCAACGGCAACGATTCCGCCCATGATTAAAGCTATGGCCCGCAGATCTGAGGCTTGTTGGCTTCTGTCTTTCCACTGGCTCGCAACGCGCCACACGAGCAACAGCACAAGAACGCCGAGTGCCGCGTAGATGATCCAACTGTCGGCCACGACAAGAAAGTATCGGCTGGCCGAGAACGGTTTTTTGCGTCAGATCAAAGACTGGCCGAACGGACAGGCAACTTAACCATCGGCCATCCCCGCCGAGGCGGCACACGTCCTCCCGCCGCCGAGGCGGGGACCCTGACCTGAGGCGCAAGAGGACAACAATACAACCCAGGTTGTCGTGAGTGGATTTTCGGGGTGCGGCGGCACCGCTTTTGGCCTGGTAGGAAGGACCCGCGGAGGGTGACCCTCCTTTTGAGGGCCAGCCCTCCCTCACCGGCGGGGATATTAGCCTTGGCAATGTTGCCAAGGCTTATATTGCGCGCATGTCGATCGCGTCGCTCACCCCCGAGGAATCGGCTGCACTCCAAGCCGCCATTGCCACGGTGCGGGCGTCGGGCCGTGCCGCTTTCGAGCGCGACGTCGCGGCATTGCTCGCGGGCGGCATGTCTGTTGCGGACGCCATCAAGGTATGCCTTGGAATCGTGCCGGCGAATGAACGCGGCGAGCCTGGCTGAGCGATCGCGCCCAACGCTAGTAACGAAAGCCTTGCCAACCTTAGCAAGATCTTTCGGGGTGGCATCGGTATGCGCGGCGGCTCTACCCGATATTGGGCGTCTCGATTCGTGTCAGTCCGACGCGAAGTCCTCGAGGTCGAGGTCGTCGAGGTCGGCGTCGAACGGGACGCGCGCCCGCGGCCATAGCCGTGTGATCTCGTGCTCGAGCCGCTGCGGCAATACCCGCGCCGCGGTCTCCTCGATCACCGGCGTGGTCGCGCCACGATATGCCTCGACGGCGACGTTGGGGCCGTACAACGGCACGATGGGATAACGCTCGCGGCCAACGCGGTGATAGACCTCGCCGCGAACGTCAAACGAGCTTGGAAAGATGCGACGTTGTGCCCACGGCCGGACCGAGATGCCGTACCTAGTCGGCCGAGGCTGATATTGCCCGAGCGTCGTCTGCCAAGACTTGATCGTGATGGTGTAGACCGGATCCTCGGGCGTCGCGCGCTCGACCTCGAAGTCGCTGCGGACATCGTGCACAAGCAACCCGGTCTCCTCGGCGAGCACGCGGCCGGCCGCCGTGCATGCCATGTCGCCGGCGCGATTGACGGCCCTGCTGATCGCGGCCGGCAGCTCATCGGCGACCTTCTCGAGATCGTCGGCCAAGTGCGACAGATCGCTGGCGTCGAAGGTGATACTCATTGCTTGATCCTATCAGGTCCGTCACGCTCGATCTTCAGTGGGCACGGCCGCGTCGCCCGGATCGTCACCGCGGTCTCGCCAGCAGCGCAAGAGTACCAGCACACCTTGAGGGAGCCGCTCGGCTGCTCGCGCTTCCACAGGCAGGCGCCGGCGTGCGCTTGCGAAGCCGCGAGACAGAGCAGGACGACAAGCGGGATCGCTCTCATGTTCTTTCTCTCTCGCCCCTGTCGGGTCGGTTCGAGCAAGGCGCACTTCGCCTGGTTTTCCAGGCGAAGTGCCACTCTGTCGAGTTCGGACTGACCAGTATGCACCTGATCTACAAGCTGCCTTTCTCCTGGCTGCGCCGGGGTCACCCTGTCGGCGCTCTTGCTGCTTCATGCGGCGGCGGGGACGCGCAGCCGATCAGGCAACTACGCGCTCCGTCCGGCTCTCCGTGAGGCCGGGTCCTTTTTGCACAGAACTCTCCCGTCCGTGCGAATCGGGTCGTCTTGCGCATCGGCTGATCCTTGTACAGACCGGGCCGACCTGTTACGCGGTTGCTCGTCGCAAGCCATGGCTAGGCACGACGCCCGCGGCCTCTCAGGGAGGCTCGCTATGTGTCACTCGGGGCCGAAGGTTTCTTCCTTCGGTCCCGTTCCATTTCAGCGCAGCCGTCCGGCGGGATCGTCCGCACCGGAGAGGCTGCGCCTAACTTGCCGTACTTCTTCCGCTTGGCGCGCCAGTGGCGAGCGAGCCGCTCGTTCTCGGCGCGCTTGTTGCGGCGATAGTGCTTGTCTTTGACCGCGCCGGTCATGGTGTTGCAGCGCGCGCGTTTCAGGATGGCGTCGCCTTGCTTGGCGAGCTCACGGCGGGTGCGACCCGCGGGCTTCTTCCTGTCCGGCTCTTTGTTGAGGGGGATCACGGCCGCACCTGCTTTGCGCACGGCGGAATGACCAATCGCTCATCATCGCTCAACCGATGAATCTGCTTGTCGTCCTCAACCTCATGCCCTCGCCTGAGCAGGACCTTGTGGCCCGGCTTGAACATGCGGAAGGCGTAAGACCACGTCCCAATCTCGCCGTGGTCTTCCAGCTCGGCGGCGACAAGTGACAAGGTTTGGTATTGAGCGCGCGTCCGATGGCGCGGCAGCAGATCATTGAGGAAGACCGCGCGATGACGGTCGAGCAGAGCGAGGATTGCGCGCTTCCACTTGTCACGGTTAGACGACTGCTCAGGGGTGAGCATTGTTTTATCTGTGACAGGTGCCTTGATGCGGTGTGCCTGTTGACGGCAGCGGTCGGAACAGAAGCGGGCATCGCTGCGCTTGGTCCTGAACTCCTTCAGGCAGACTGAGCAGATCGTCGGCGGCCTGCAGGCAAGCACGCGGTCTCGGCGCCGCGCGTACTTTGCGCGCTGCTTCGTCGTTCGCCGCTCGAAGTCCCGTTGCCCGCGGTTATCATATTCGGCCTTGCAGACGTCGCAGTAGTAGAGGGGGATGGTGTCGCAGCAGTCCTCGCATGGGTACTCTCGAAGCCGCGGCAGCTCGCGCAAACGCCCGCTCGGATCATTGTCCACATCAGCGCGCTTCGACCGCGGCTTCGGCGTTGACTCGGGCTCGGGTGCCGGGAACACAAACGGCTTGAGCGCGACCAGCTCTTGCGTCACGCGGTTCGCTTCGGCCTTGCGCTCGAGCGGATGCTTGTCCGGGTGCGTCAACGCCAGCGTGGCGGTCAGCAGTTCGGTGGTCAGGTCCCTGAAGTCGACCGCAGCGGTGTCGTTGCCGGACCACCAACCGCTCGCGGCCAACTTCAGCTTGTCGAATTCGTCACCCCACGTGTTGCCACCTGCGGCCTCGTAGGCCTTGAGCGCCTTAATGAGGACGCGCCTGGCGCGGCGGCGCGGCGCATGCTCGGCGTCCCACTTGCCGAAGCAGATCAGGCAGCACAGCGGGCCGCCGCGATTGCCGTGCAATGGTGTCACATAGCCGTGGTTTCCACACTTACTACAGGTCGCGTGAGTGAATCGGCTGCTGTCGGCTTGCGCGTCGTGAGCGCGTGCGGTATGCGTCAACACGTTGGTTCTCCAAGGAACCAGCTCCAATGCTGAAGGCCTCGGCGTGTCCAAGCGCCGGGGCTTTTCCATTTCAGGGAGAGTAAGCGAGATCGTGTGGGGCGCGCTCTATGCGGCGCCGGTGTTTGACACTCGGCCAGATACTCGTTTGCCGCCAATGGCGGCTTTAGGAGCGCCTTGACAGCGTAAGCGCTTGATACGTCAGGCTGGTGAGAGTCCTGCCGGGGTCGCCAACAAAATCAAATACTTATATCAATTTTCTCAGGTCGAGTATGTCGCGTATGTTGCAGCTTTTTTCCTTTTATTTTCAATGG